AGCGTTGGAATTGAGCGTGGAGCATTAAAAAATGCAGTTTTGCCGTATTTGTCAGACTTAATGCGGAAAAATAATGTATATTCGCACATAGTTGACTTAACGCATGGCAACAGGAAAAAGACTGACAGGATTATCTGGAGTCTCCAAGGAAGGTTTGAGCATGGGCGTATTGTGCTGAACTCTGAGGAAGATTGGGATGAATTCAAAGATCAACTCTTGATGTTTCCCGCCCAAGGTGTTCACGATGACTTACCCGATGCTCTTTCCTACATTGACCAACTGGCTGTGACCTCATACTTTGTTGATGACCAAGAAGATGAGTGGGAACCGCTAGACATTATTTCGGGGATATAGATGGCAACAGACAAAGAAGTCAAGTTAGAACAAAACCAATTTTATGAGCCTACTGAGGCTGATAAAGAGTTGACCGATTTCATTACTAGCCATTGCGACAAGTGGAGAGATTGGCGAGACACCAACTTTCTTCCTGATTATCTAGAGTATGAGCGCATCTTCCGTGGTCAGTGGGCTTCTGAAGACAAAACCCGTGAATCTGAGCGTAGCCGTATTGTTACCCCTGCTACCCAACAAGCTGTAGAGACTCGTCATGCTGAGATCATGGAAGCTATCTTTGGTCAAGGCGACTTCTTTGATATTGAAGATGACATCAAGGATGTGAACGGCAACCCAATTGATGTTGAGCAAATCAAGAATCAGTTGATGGAAGACTTTAAGAAAGACAAGATTCGTAAAGCCATTGACCAGATCGAATTGATGGCTGAAATCTATGGTACTGGAATTGGCGAGATCATTGTCAAGACTGAGAAAGAATATATTCCTTCTACTCAGCCTATTCCTAATCAGATGGGTCAAGCTGCAATTGGCGTGATGGAGAAAGAGCGCATTGCTGTCAAGATTATGCCTATCAACCCCAAGAACTTCTTGTTTGATCCCAATGGGACAACCATTGATGACTGTATGGGTGTTGCTATTGAGAAGTATGTCTCAATACACAAGGTTGTTGAGGGAATTGAGAAGGGTATCTACCGCAAGGTAAACATCACTCCTACCTATGAAGATACTGACCTAGAGCCTACCCAAGAGATTAGCCAATACCAAGATGAAAAGGTTCTGTTGTTGACATACTACGGATTAGTACCCCGTGAGTATTTGAACAACATGGAAGAAAACAAAGACATTGTTGAGTTGTTCCCTGAGAATTCAGCGGCAGAAGACTACTCAGACATGGTGGAAGCTATTGTCGTAATTGCCAACGATGGTATGTTATTGAAGGCTGAAGAAAATCCTTACATGATGAAGGATAGGCCAGTTCTGAGTTATCAGGATGACACAGTGCCAAATCGCTTACTTGGTCGTGGAACTGTCGAGAAGGGCTTCAATATGCAGAAGGCCATCGACGCTCAGACTAGGGCTCACTTGGATTCACTCGCTTTGACCACTGCCCCAATGGTTGCTATGGATGCAACAAGACTGCCAAGAGGCATGAAGTTTGAGATTAAGGCTGGTAAAGCTATTCTCACCAATGGTAATCCCAATGAAATCCTGTATCCGTTTAAATTTGGATCAACTGACCCAAACAACCTAGCAACTGCCAAAGACTTTGAGCGTATGTTGTTGCAAGCGACAGGGACTCTAGACTCACAAGGTGTGGTTTCTCAGTCAAATCGTGATGGTGCTGGTATGTCAATGGCGGTTGCCACCATCATCAAGAAATACAAGCGTACATTGGTCAACTTCCAAGAAGATTTCCTTGTGCCGTTCATCAAGAAGGCGGCTTTTAGGTATATGCAGTTCGATCCAGAGCGTTATCCTTCTGTTGACATGAACTTCATTCCTACGGCTACCTTGGGCATCATTGCTCGTGAGTACGAACAGCAGCAATTTATTGGTTTGTTGCAAACTCTTGGCCCGAATACACCTGTTTTACCTGTAATTCTCAAAGGAATCATTGCTAACTCAAGTTTGAGTAACAGATTTGAGATGATGGCGGCTTTGGATGAGATGAGTAAGCCTAATCCGCAAGCAGAGCAGATGCAACAGATGCAACAAGAGTTGGCATTGCAAGCGGCACAGGCTGGTATTGCTGTTCAGACAAGTCAAGCAGAGCAGAACAAGGCTGAAGCTATCAAATTGTCTGTTGAGGCGCAGTTAATGCCGCAAGAAGTACAGGCAAAGAACATGGCAGCGATTACCAAAAATCTTCCTAATGAAGATGACCAAGCATCTAAAGAGTTTGACAAGCGAGTCAAGATTGCTGAGTTGATGCTCAAGGAAGCAGACATCAAGAACAAGTCTAAAATTGTTGAATTGCAGATGGCAAACAAACAAGAGAATTTGCGTTCAGTTGAGAACGACTTTCTAGACCAGTTGTCTGGAGCATTGAAATGAGTTTATTGCCAAATCTTGACCAGATGACAGACAACGAGAAGATGGCTGTTCTTGAGTCTATTCAAAAATCTATTGCCCAAAGTAAAGAGATACAAAAGAAGAAGATTGGTGAAAATGTTGACTTAGTTGTCCAAGCACTCAAGAAGATTGAGTCTGACATTCGTGACCGCTTTGATGCAGTTGGTAACTCTATTGAAAAACGAGTTTTGTCTATTCAAGATGGGCGTGATGGTATCAATGGTAAAGATGGGCGTGATGGTAAAGATGGTAAGTCAGGACGTGATGGTCTGCGGGGCGAGAGAGGTCTTGATGGTCAAGCGGGTCGTGACGGGGTTGATGGGGTTGATGGAGTATCAGTCGTTAATGCCAATATCGACTTTGATGGTTCTTTAATCATTACATTGTCTAATGGTCAACAAATAAATGTTGGTGAAGTTGTCTCTCAAGATGTTGTTGAGAAACTGAAAATTATTACCAGCGGTGGCGCTGGAGGTGGTGGCGGTAGTGGTACTGTGTCGAGTGTTGCCCTTTCTGGTGGCACAACTGGACTGACTGTAAGTGGCAGTCCTATTACCACATCTGGAACAATCACACTCGCAGGCACTCTTGCGGTTGCAAATGGTGGAACTGGTACTACTACGCCTAGCATTGTTGCTGGTTCAAATATCACAGTAAGTGGTACTTGGCCTAATCAAACGATAAATGGTTCTGCTGGTGGTAGTGGCACAGTGACAAGCGCAAGTGTAGTGTCTGCCAATGGATTTGCTGGCACAGTAGCAACTGCTACAACAACTCCTGCTATCACTATTTCAACATCCATTACAGGCATTCTAAAAGGTAATGCAACGGCAATCTCTGCCGCTACTGCGGGTACTGATTATGTAACTCCAACAGGTACAGAAACGCTTACTAATAAAACGCTTACCTCACCAATACTTACTACTCCTGCACTTGGTACACCCGCAAGCGGTACGTTAACAAACGTAACTGGTTTGCCTTTGTCTACAGGTGTAACAGGAACGCTTCCTGTCGCTAATGGTGGTACAGGTCTGACTACCTTAACAGCCAACAATGTTATTTTAGGCAATGGCACATCAACACCTTCATTTGTAGCGCCAAGCACTGCTGGAAATGTACTTACAAGTAACGGCACAACTTGGCAATCAACTGCTCCAACAGGGGGTGGTGGCACAAATTTGCTTGAAAACGTGCAAACCATTTCGTCAAATTACACAGTCACAGCATCAAAAAATGCTTTAGCTGTTGGCCCAGTAACAATAAACACGGGCGTATCTGTGACAGTTGGTACAGGTCAAAGATGGTTAATTCTCAATTAAGGAAATGATATGAGCAATTTAAAAGTTCAAGGTAATGCCTCTGGTGCTGGAACAAGCACATTAGAGTCTGCAAATACATCAAGTAGCGTTACTTATTCGCTACCAGATAGTTCTTCAAGTGTGACATTGGGCTATGTCAATATCCCCTTGTCGGGCATTAAAACGGCAAGCTACACATTAGTTGCGGGGGATGTGGGTAAGTTTGTGGAGTTGGGAACATCTGGAACAGTTGTAGTGCCTGCATCTGTTTTTACAACGGGTGATGCAATTATGATTTTTAATAACACATCAGCCTCTATTTCTTGTACTTGCTCTGCTATTACGACAGTTTACAAGGGCGGTACAGATGCGGATATTGCTTCTTTTAGCGTAACTACACGAGGTGTTGCTACTATTTTGTTTATTACTGCCACAGTCGCCGTGGTAACTGGTAATTTAGCATGAGTGGCATAGTGCTTGGAATTGTTGGAGCTACTTATGCTGGTGGCCCACCCACCGCTGTTGAATATATGGTTGTGGCTGGTGGCGGTGGTGGCGCATCTGGTGGTGCTGGTGCTGGTGGCTATAGAACTGCTGCTAGTTTTGCTGTTGCAACAGGTGTTTCAATTACTGTAACTGTTGGTGCTGGTGGTGCTGGTGGAGTTTCAAATCCTGGCGGGGGTTCATCGGGAAGCGCATCAACATTCTCAACCATTAATAGTTCTGGTGGTGGCAAAGGCGGCACTGACACAGCAAATAATGCTGCAACAGGCGGCTCTGGTGGTGGTGGTGGTGCATCATTCGCAGTAACAACTGGTGCGGCTGGTAACTCTGGCAGTTACTCTCCTGTTGAGGGTTTTGCTGGTGGTGGTAACGGAGCTTTCCAAGGTGCTCCATACCCTGCGGGTGCGGGTGGTGGTTCAAGCGCAGTAGGCGGCGACGCATCAGGTGCGTCTACTGGCGGTACTGGCGGCGCAGGAACAACTAATTCTATTTCTGGTTCTTCCGTAGGTTATGCGGGTGGTGGCGGTGGTGGTGTTTATGGCGGTGGAACAGGGGGAACTGCTACTGATGGTGGTGGTGCTGGTGCTGGTGCTGGCAATGGCACAGCAGGAACTGCAAATACTGGCGGTGGTGGTGGTGGCGCTACTAATATTAATACTGGCGGTGCTGGTGGTTCTGGTATTGTGATTATTCGATACCCAGATTCCTTTACTGCTGCGACTTCTACAACTGGTTCACCAACAATTACCACCGCTGGAGGCTATCGTGTTTATAAATGGACTGCTTCTGGTTCAATAACATTCTGAGGAACAATATGGCGCACTTTGCAGAAATTGGATTAAACAACACTGTCTTGCGTGTGATTGTGGTGAGCAATGACGATTGCAAAGACCAACAGGGCAACGAGTCTGAAGTGATTGGGGCAAAGTTTTGCCAAGATTTGTTAGGTGGGAATTGGAAACAAACCAGCTACAACAGCAATATGCGTAAAAACTACGCAGGGATTGGCTATATCTACGACTCAACCCGTGATGCGTTTATCCCTCCAAAACCTTATGCTTCATGGTCTTTAAACGAAACTACTTGTCAATGGGATTCGCCCGTTGCATACCCCACTGATAACAAACGCTATTTTTGGGATGAGCCAACAACTTCATGGGTTGAGGTGGTATGACACCAGAACTGCAAAAGTATTACGAAAGCCGCTTTGACATGATGTCAAATGAGGGCTGGAAGGATTTATGCGCCGATATTGACATTATGATAGAGTCGCTGAATAATATAAGCGTTATTCCTGATGAAAAGACCTTAATGTTCAAAAAAGGTGAACTTTCTATTCTGACTTGGCTGAAAACCTTGAAAGAGGTCAGCGAAAGAGCATACGAGGAATTGAATGAAAAGAATGTTTGATTTTGCCTGTGCAAACGGGCATAAAACAGAAAGACTCTGTGATTATGAGTTGCAGAGTTTTAAGTGTGAGTGCGGAGAAACAGCAAACCGCACTCTTTCTGCGCCAGCCTTTAGGTTGGAGGGGTGGTCTGGTTCTTTTCCATCAGCGCATGGAAGGTTCGAGAAAAGCCATCTTGACAAGCTAAAAGCTGAACGCAAAGCCACAACATAAGCATTTATGCCGTTGTGATCTCCTAGAACCCAAAAGTGGCAGGAAAAGGTAAATTATGAGTATTGTGAATGAACCAGATGAAATGCAAGACGAGTTACAAGTTGTAGAAAGCAAAAAACTTGCCGACACCCTTGAGCCAATGTCTGTTGAGATTCCTGATAAATATCGGGGCAAAGAACTCTCAGACATTATTAAAATGCACCAAGAGGCTGAAAAGCTGATTGGAAAGCAAGCCCAAGAGGTAGGTGAAGTACGCAAACTTGCAGATGAACTTATCAAGCAAAACCTCGCTGGTAAAGAGCAACCTCAAGCAGTAGAGCCAGAAATAGATTTTTTTGAGAATCCGCAGGCAGCGGTTCGTAAGACTGTTGATAACCATCCTGATGTACTTGCGGCTAGACAAGCTGGTCAAGAGTTCAAAAAGATGCAAATTCAGCAAAAGCTGGCAGCAGAGCATCCTGATTTCGGTCAGATTGCTCAAGATGCAGAATTTGTGAATTGGGTGAAATCTTCACCTATTCGCATTGGTTTGTATGCAAAAGCAGATGGTGAATTTGATTACGACAGTGCAAACGAATTGCTAAGTACCTATAAGCAGTTGCGTGGTATTAAGGCGAGACAGACTACAGATGCAGGGGAAACTCAGCGCAAGTCAAACCTTAAAGCAGCAAGTGTTGATGTAGGTGGAAGTGGAGAGTCTGGAAAGAGAGTCTATCGAAGGGCTGACCTGATTCGACTAAAAATGCAAGACCCTGCTAGATATGACGCATTGAATGATGAAATTCTTGCGGCTTATTCTGAAGGTAGGGTCAAATAACTTAACTTTTGATTTTGGAGATACATAATGGCAACAGCATTTTCCCCCGCAAATAGTGTAACGAACACTACAGCCGCAACCTTCATTCCTGAAATTTGGAGTGATGAGATTATTGCGGCATACAAGAAAAATCTCACGATGGCTAACCTCGTGATGAAGATGAACTTCAAGGGTAAAAAGGGTGATGTAATTCACATTCCCGCACCTACCCGTGGCAGTGCATCATTGAAAGTTTCAGAAGCCGCAGTTACTTTGATTGCTGCAACTGAACTTGAAGTACAAGTCTCTATCAATCGTCACTTTGAATACAGCCGCTTGATTGAAGACATCACAGAAGCCCAAGCCTTGAATTCTTTGCGTCAGTTCTACACTGCTGATGCTGGTTATTCTTTGGCAAAAGCAGTTGATACTGACCTGATTCAGTTGGGTCGTTCTTCAAATGGTGGTGCTGGCACTAATGCTTATGCAACTGGTGCTTTCATTGGTGGTGACGGAACTACAGCTTATGTTGCCGCAAGCAACAATGAGTCTGCTTTGACCGATGCCGCTATTCGCCGCACTATTCAGCGTTTGGATGACAACGATACTCCTATGGACAATCGTTTCTTCATCATTCCTCCCTCAAGCCGTAACACGCTGATGGGCTTGGCTCGTTACACTGAGCAAGCATTTGTGGGTGATGGCAACGCTATCCGCAATGGTGAAATTGGTAATCTTTATGGTATCCCTGTGTTTACCACTAGCAATGCTGATACTGCTTCTGGCAGTGCAGCGGCTCGTGTTTGCTTGATGGGTCATAAGGATTCTATGGTTCTGGTTGAGCAAATTGGCATTCGTTCACAAGTTCAATACAAGCAGGATTACTTGGCGACTTTGTTCACAAGTGACACTCTGTATGGTGTTGCCGCTTTGCGTAACGCTGCTTCAGTTGGTGCGGCTAAGTCTGCATCTTTGTTTGCTCTTTTGGTTCCAGCCTAATTGCAGTTGCGCCCCCTGCCCTAGTGGTGGGGGGACTTTTTTAACCTATTAGGAGAAACAAAAATGGCAGCAGCAACAGCAGTCGTTTCCCGCCGTGGAAACGATCAATTTCGTGGTCTGTTTACAGATACTTGGGATGTTTCATGTACTTTAGATAGCGCATCAGTTGCTACTACAGCTACAGCTACAGACACAGTAACTGTTGCAGGCGTGGTATTGGGCGATATGGTTATTGGTATGTCAGTTGGTGTAAGTGAAGCTGGATTGGTTCGTAGAGCCTATGTTTCAGCCGCTAACACAGTGACTATCGTGACCTACAACCCAACAGCAAGTTCTGTGGATTTGGCTTCAACTACATTGCAACTCATTATATGTCGTGCTGTAGTTTAATGATGGGGGGGCTAGTCCCCCCTTTCTCACTTGAGGGGTTTTATGGCTACTTTTCGTTGTCTCCAGTCTGGCAGTACCGTGACTTTCACCTTGCAACATGACATTGAC